TAACATTAAGCTGGTACAAGCGTGTACAGAGATACTGCACTCGTTAGGGGTACGCGCCCAGATGCGCAGCTATGAGGATACTCGGGGTAGGTGGACAACGACAAAGACCAACTATCGCGTTATGTTTAGGTTAGCGGACTGCGTAAGAATGCCTCGCAAGTTAAAGTATACCCGGACCCCGGCGGATAAAAGGTCGAGGTCTATAGAAATCGAGAATACCCAGCAGCTAGGCTCTGTCCAGTGCATAACGGTTGACAGAGAAGATGGGCTGTTCTTAGCAGGCAGAGGATATGTAGTAACACACAACTCCGAGCAAGACATTCTTAACGGTAACTACGACGTGTTTGAGAAAGCGTATTCGTGGTTTGCCTACGGCGCCAGAACGCGACTAATGCCCGGCGGGCGCATAGCTATAGTACAAACTCGCTGGAGCCTCGACGACCTAACGGGGCGGGTTGTTAAAGACATGCAGATGAATCCTAAGACGGACCAGTATGAAGTCATTGAGTTTCCCGCGATACTTAACGAAGGTGAAAAGAACGAGAAAGCACTGTGGCCTGAGTTCTTCGATTTAGACGCGCTTAAACAGATTAAAGAAGGCATGCCTACGTTCCAGTGGAACGCACAGTACCAACAAGACCCCACCTCAGAAGAAGGCGCGATAGTAAAACGTGAGTGGTGGAGGGTATGGAAAAAAGAGAACCCACCCCCGTGTGAATACCTCATCATGTCGCTGGATAGTGCGGCAGAAACTAACAACCGTGCCGACTTTAGTGCGCTTACTACGTGGGGAGTATTCCTCAACGAGGAGGAGTCTCGCTATGAGATTATCCTGCTAAACAGTATTAAAGAGCGCTATGAATTTCCGGAGCTAAAAGATAGGGCATATACCGAGTGGCAGTTCTGGGAGCCGGACTGCTTCATCGTGGAGAAAAAATCATCAGGGGTGGCGCTGTACCAAGAAATGAGACGTACCGGCATCCCGGTGCAAGAGTTTACCCCGCATCGGGGGACTGGCGATAAGATGGCCCGACTAAATTCTGTGGCGGATATTATCAGGTCTGGTATGGTGTGGGTGCCGGAGACACGGTGGGCGGAGGAGCTAGTAGACGAAGTGGCGGCATTCCCCGCGGCACCTAACGACGACCTCGTGGATTCTTGCGTTATGGCTTTGATGCGGTTCCGCAGTGGTGGGTTCATAAGACTCCCCAGTGACGAGCCGGATGAAGAGAAGTATTTTAAGAGCAAACGTGGTGGGTACTACTAATACAGGACAAGATAATGGCTATTGATAAAAGTTTATATGAAGCACCAGAAGGCGAGATGTTAGAGGACGAGCCAGAAACTATGGTGGACATTGACCTTATGCTCGATGCAGACGCTAGCGCAACAATAGAGTTAGAGGATGGCTCGCTAGAGATTACACTTGGCGACGAGGAAGAAGACTCTGATTTAGCGGCGGCACCGTTTGGGGCTAACCTCGCAGAGTATATGGACGAGGCGGACCTATCACTCATCGCTAAAGAGCTGTGCGGTGATATTGAGTCGGATATGAGTAGCCGCGAAGAATGGGCGGATACATACGTCAAGGGTCTCGATATACTTGGGTTCAAATACGAGGACCGTACCGAGCCGTGGGAAGGTGCATGTGGCGTACACTCTACAGTCCTAGGCGAAGCTGCAGTACGATTCCAAGCGGAAACTATGTCTGAGACTTTCCCGCCGGCCGGCCCAGTAAAAACAAGAATAATTGGCGAAGAGACGAAGGAAAAAACAGTGGCAGCGGAGCGTGTTCGCACGGACATGAATTACAAGCTGACCGAGGACATGGCGGAGTATCGCCCCGAGCACGAGCGCATGCTGTTTGCACTGGGGCTAGCGGGCTCTGCGTTTAAGAAAATCTACCAAGACCCGACGTTAGGTAGGCAGGTCGCCTCATATATCCCAGCAGAAGATGTTATCGTGCCTTATGGCGCTTCAACTATCGAGCTGTGTGAGCGCGTTACTCATGTGATGCGTAAAACCAAGACAGAAGTAGCCAAACTACAAGCTGTAGGATTCTACCTAGATGTAGAACTAGACGACCCAGAACCTTACCACTCCGACATCGAGGAGAAAAAAGCACAGGAAGGCGGGTACGAGCTCACTAACGACGACCGTCATTGTCTCTATGAAGTGCATGCCCACATGCTAATCGAAGGTTTGCCTGACTGTGACGACGGTATAGCTTGCCCGTTCGTAATAACAGTAGACAGAAGTAGCCATCAGGTACTAAGTATCCGCAGAAACTGGCGGGAAGGTGATGCGCTTAAGTTAAAACGTCAACATTTTGTCCATTACTGCTACGTACCGGGGTTTGGGTTCTACGGACTAGGGCTAATTCACTTGGTTGGCGGCTTTGCTAAGGCAGGAACGTCAATAATTCGTCAATTAGTTGACAGTGGGACGTTATCTAACCTCCAAGGCGGGTTTAAAACGCGTGGCATGCGTATATCTAGCGACGATAGACCATTAGAGCCGGGTGAATTTAAAGATGTAGACGTGGGCATGGGTACAATCCGCGATAACATTATGATGATGCCTTATAAAGAGCCATCTCAGACGCTGTTTAACTTATTAGGGAGTATTACACAAGAAGGGCGTCGTATGGGTGCGATTTCTGACATGAATATCTCTGATATGTCAGCGAATGCGCCGGTTGGGACCACTTTGGCGATTATCGAGCGTATTTTGAAACCCATGGCAGCGGTACAGAGCCGTGTGCATTACGCGATGAAGCAAGAATTTAAGCTTTTAAAGAGTATTATCGCTAAAGAAGCCCCCGTGGAGCTCGAATATAGCCCTGATACGGGGCAGTTTTACGCTACTAGCGACGACTATAATATAGTTGATATATTGCCTGTATCCGACCCTAACAGCACTACCATGGCACAACGTGTAGTTCAGTACCAAACTGCCCTACAGATGTCCTCACAAGCACCTGAAATATACAACTTGCCACAACTGCACCGTCAGATGCTTGACGTTATAGGCATAAAAGACGCGGATAAAATCATTCCGCTCGAGGAAGACGCCATACCTAAGGACCCAGTGTCTGAGAACATGGATGCGTTAAACGGGTCACCAATGAAAGCGTTTATATACCAAGACCACGAAGCTCATATCGCAGTACATACCTCTATGATGCAAGACCCGATGATGATGCAGATGGTTGGCCAGAACCCCCACGCCCAGAAAATCATGGCGGCGTTGCAAGCGCATATGGCAGAACACTTAGCGTTCAGCTACCGCTCTAAGATTGAAGCAGAAATTGGGGCGCCACTACCGCCACCGGGTGCTCCGTTACCAGAAGGTGTGGAGATGGAGTTATCCCGCCTGATGGCTATGGCAGGTCAACAGCTTACTCAGAAGAACCAGCAGATGGCGCAACAACAAGCTGCGCAGCAAGCCGCGCAAGACCCGAACATGCAGATGAAGCAACAAGAGCTGCAGATAAAACAACAAGACCAGCAACGCAAAGCGCAGAAAGACCAAGCTGAGATACAACTCAGGGAGCGCCAGCAAGCCCACAAGGAACAGATGGACAACATCGAGAATATGTTGAAATCTAGAGGGGTACAACTGGACAGGGAAGAGTTAGAACTTGAAGCGGAAAAAGCGGGCGCACAACTAGCTGCAGATGACCGCCGAGAAGATAACAAAATGCAGATGGAGATTGCTCGTATGATTGAGCAGAAAGTAAACCAGAGAAACCAAGGGGGCAATAATGGACAACCAACATAGAAAAATAGGGGAGAACCGCCTAACTGATAAACGCAGTGTAGCTCTCGCCACCACTAACTTACAACAAGGGTTTATGTGGGCAATACGCTCGATAGCTAAGCCCACTACTTTCGGGTGATAGTGTGGCTAGTGTATTTCAGATAATGGACAAAGAGATTAGCGAAGATATTAAGAGAATCACAGATGTGCTTACGGGTAACAGAGTAGAGACACTTGATGACTATCGCTATTTAACGGGGCAGCTCAGGGGGCTTACTGTCGCGCTAAACAAACTAAAAAGCCTCCAAAAACAAGTCGAAAACGACGAAAATTGGGAAGATTAACATGACCGGAAAAACTCAGTTTAGCGTACCGCAGCTTGATATGTCCAAAGTGGCAGACAAGATTAGCGAGAAGCAAGAACTAACTGATGCGGAAATAGAAGCACGGCTACCTAAGCCGGTAGGGTATCGCGTACTAATTGCGTTACCTGAAATCGAAGAAACCTATGGCAACTCAGGCATTATAAAATCCGGCAGTGATATGCAGAAGGACTACATAATGTCGATTATGGGTATTGTTGTTGACATGGGCGCTGATTGTTACAAAGACAAAGACCGGTTCCCACATGGTCCTTGGTGCAAACAGGGCGATTTCGTTATGTTCCGTATGAACTCAGGTACACGGGTAAAAGTAGATGGCAGAGAGTATCGCATTATGAATGACGATTCTATCGAAGCTGTCATACCAGACCCTCGTGGCGTAACAGCGGCTTAGGAGAAATATTATGGCTATGCAAAAAATAGAGTTTGAATTTCCAGATGAGGACGACAGCAAGATTGAGCTTGAGCCCAACAAGATGGAAACCATTGACCTTAAAAACCCGAACTCGCATCTTGCGAAGAAGGAAGAGGTTGAAGTAGAAGTAGAAGACGACCCAAAACCTAAAGCGAAAGCTAAGGTTGAGGACGACGATGATTTAGAGCTAGAGGTAGTGGACGACACACCTAAAGCTGACCGAGGACGTAAACCGTCTGACCCGCCAGAAGACCCTAGCGACGAAGAGCTCGAGTCTTACTCTGAAAAAGTGCGTAACCGAATTAAACATTTTACCAAAGGTTACCACGATGAGCGCAGGGCAAAAGAAACTGCTATGCGGGAGCGCCAAGAGCTAGAGGCGTTGGCCCAAAAGCTTATCGATGAGAACAAAACGCTTAAGCAGACAGGCAATAAAAGCCAAACCGCTTTGCTACAACAGGCCAAGACGAACGCCGAGAGTTCGTATAAAATCGCACAGGAACGCTATAAAAAAGCCTACAACGACGGCGACGTTGATAAGTTACTAGAAGCCCAAGAATCACTTACGGAAGCAAAACAACGCTTACAGAAGATAAGTGATTACAAGGTAACTCCTTTACAAGAGGATGATTCTAGTGTACAAGGTAACCAAGAGCCCCAAAAAGCGCCGCCGCAAAAGCCGGAAACGGA